CCACGTATTTCATGGGCAAGGTGCAGAACGTGTCCGCGGACGGTCTGACCGTCGCGGACGCGGCCCTGGCGTCCAAGTGTCGGGACAAGACCCTGTTCCTGGGCGAGGACTGGGAAGAGGTTGTGCGCCTGGCCTTCCTGGTCAAGGGCGACGAGAGGCGCGGCAACAACCCGCTCGCGGAGACGATCTGGCGGGATGTGGAGTACCGCACCGAGGCGCAGCACATTGACGCGGTGCTGAAGAAGAAGGCGCTCGGGGTGCCGTGGCGGCAGCTGATGGAGGACGCCGGGTACACGCCCACGCAGATCGACCGCATGGAGCGAATGCTGGAACAGGACGCCGAGCGGGCGGCCCGCGCGCTCGCCTTCAAGACGCCGGACGACGGTCTCGACCCGGGCCTGGACGGCACCGACGTACCGCTGGACGGCCTGCAGCCCGCCGGGGCGGGGGCGTGAGGGGTACGCGGTGGTGAGCGGCGAGGTGCGGGCCCTGGCGGTCGCTCAGTACGCCCGGCAGCAGGCCGCCGCGGTACGGGCCGCGGCCCGGGTGCGGGATCTGTGGGAGCGCATCGACCACCGCAGGATCTCCGGCTCGTGGCAGCAGCTGGCGCCGCTCCTGGTGGCAGCCGTGTCCGAGGCGCAGCGCGACGCCGCGGCCCTGGCCGACCCCTACGTGGCGGCGGTCGCAGAGGCAGAGGGCGCCGACCCGACGGCGGCCGGCCGCGTGAGACCGGGCGCGTTCGCCGGGATCGCCTCCGACGGGCGCCCTCTGCTGTCGCTGCTGTACCAGCCGGTCATCGACTGGAAGGTGCGGATGCTGGCCGGGCAGTCGCCGGACGACGCGTTCCGGGGCTCGCTGGCGAGCGCCCTGCGGATCACCAGGCTGCAGGTCGCCGACGCCGGGCGGGGCGCCACAGGGGCGGCAATGGCGGGCCGCAGGACGATCCAGGGTTACGTGCGGGTGGTGCAGCCGCCCGCGTGCGCGCGCTGCATCATCTTGGCGGGTACCGAGTACGGCTGGAACAAGGGCTTCCAGCGGCATCCGCGGTGCGACTGCATCCACCTGCCGACCACGCTGATCGCCCGCAACCAGCACGGCCGCGTCGGCGGCGAACACTTCACCCCGACCACCAGGCCGGGCCAGAGCGCGGCCGGGTTCATCGACCCGCGCGCCTACTTCAACAGCCTCTCCGCCGCCGAGCAGCAGCGGGTGTTCGGGGAGGCCGGCGCCCGGGCGATCCGGGAGGGCGCCGACCTGTCGCAGATCGTCAACGCCCGCCGCGGCATGACGACGATGACCGCCTACGGGCGCACCGTGCAGGCCACCCGCGAGGGCACCACCCGCCGTGGCGCCTTCTACCGGCAGGAGCGGGCACGCACGGAAGCCCGGACCGGGACCCGTTTCGCGCGGGACCGTATCGAGACCCGCCAGGGCCTGCCGCGGTTCGAGCTGCGCACGCCCCGGCTGATGCCCGAGGAGATCTACCGGCTCGCCGCGAGCCGGGATGAGGCGGTGGCCATGCTGCGCCGCTTCGGCTACCTGACCTGACCCCCTGCGGGCGGCGCGATGCCGCTCGCCGTTCCTCGAGGAGCGCGATGCTCAAGCACACCCGCACCCGCATGCTGGCCGCCGTCACCGGCGAGCCCGGCTGGGCGCACCCCTACGCCAGCCCGCACGTCCTCTACTCCGACGGCGGCGGCGACGACGGCGGGCAGGGCGACGGGGACGACGGGGCTGGGGATGCCGACGACGGCGCCGACGGCGCCGACGGCGCCGACGACTCCGATGACGCCGATGGAGACGACGGCGACGACGACGGCAAGGACGGCGACCAGGACGACGCCAAGCTGGGGGAGAAGGGCGTCAAGGCGCTGCGGGAGCTGCGCCGCGAGAACCGCCGCCTGAAAGCCCAGCTGCGTGGTCAAGGCGACGCGGGTACTGGCCGCAAGTCGTCCGCGAAGGACGGCAAGGACAGCGACCAGGGCGACGACGACGCGGAGACGATCCGTGAGCGCGCCCGTGAAGAGGCCCGTGCCGAGGTGTGGAACGAGCGGGTCGAGGCCGCGGCCATCGCGGCGGCCGCGGGCCGCCTGGCCAACCCGTCCCGCGTCGCGCAACTGCTCGGCGACGACCTCGCCGACGTCCCCAAGGACGACAAGGGACGCCCCGACAAGGAAGCGATCACCGAGCTGATCGACGACCTGCTCGACACCGATCCCTACCTGGCCGCGCCCGCGACGGGCGACAAAGGCCGGCGGTTCCAGGGCGACGCCGACAGCGGCGCCCGCAAGAAGACGAAGAAGTCCGCGGCCAGCCTCGGTGAGGCAGTCGCCGCGCGCCTCGCCGGAAAGACCGGCTGAACCCTAGGAGCCCTCCATGCCCGTGACGCTCGCCCAGGCGAAGCTCAACGCGACGGACGACATCGACACCCAGGTGATCGACGAGTTCGCCAAGAACAACTTCCTCCTGCAGACCCTCACGTTCGACGACGTCGTCAACCAGGCCGGCGCCGGGGCGACGATGACCTACGGGTACACCCGCCTGATCACGCAGGCCGACGCCGCCTTCCGCGCGATCAACAGCGAGTACACGCCCGCCGAGGTCACCAAGCAGCGGTACACCGTCGACCTCAAGCCGCTCGGTGGCAGCTTCCAGATCGACCGTGTGCTGAACCGGATCGCGGCCGCCGCTGAGACGACGCTGCAGATGCAGCAGAAGATCAAGGCGACCAACGCCAAGTTCAACGACGCCGTGATCAACGGCGACACCGCGGTGGACGCCAACGGCTTCGACGGCCTGTCCAAGTCCCTGACCGCGTCTAGCACCGAGTACGGGGCCACGCTGTCCACCGACTGGCGCGGTGTCACCATCGGCGCCGACCTCGGCAAGGCCAACGACGCCCTGGACGCGCTGGACGCCTGGCTGGCCATGCTGGACGGCACCCCGGACGCCATCCTCGGCAACATCGACTCCATCGCCCGCATCCGGTCCCTGGCCCGCCGCGCCGGCTACTTCGACCGGTCCACCAGCGCTGACTTCGGCTCGCAGGTGGAGACGTACCGGGGCATCGCCCTGGTCGATCTCGGCACGAAGGCCGGCAGCAACAACCCGGTCATCCCGACCACGTCCAAGACGGTGGCGACCGTCGCGGGCAACTACACCGACATCTACGCCATCCGCTTCGGCCTGGACGGCTTCCACGGCGTCTCGATGTCCGGGGCCCCGCTGGTGCAGACGTGGCTGCCGGACTTCACCACCTCCGGCGCCGTCAAGACCGGTGAAGTCGAGCTCGGTCCGGCCGCCGTCGTGCTCAAGGCGACCAAGAGCGCCGCCGTGTTCCGCAACCTGCTCGTTCGCTGATCGGAGAGACGACGATGGCACGCATCACCACTCCGGTGCCCGGCTACAGCGGCCAGGGCCCCGCCGGAGTCATGTTCCAGGACGGCGTGGGCGAGTCGGACGACCCGGCCGTCATCGCGTACTGCCGCAGCGCCGGATACGGCATCGACGCGGACCCGCCCGAGCCGGAGACGCCGCAGGTGCCCGACCCGCGCGAGGTGACCACCGTGGTGGTCGGCTCCCCTGCCCGGGACGCCGCGGTCGACCCCCGGCCGGTCGACTTCCGGCCCCCGGTGAACGCGGGGGAGGCGAACCCGCACGGGCCCGAGGTGTACGCCCCAGGCCTGCCCGGCGGCGGCCACCAGCCCACTGCCCCCGCCGCGCCGGCGCCCGAGGACCAGCAGGACGGCCAGAACAGCCCGGGGCGGCCCCCTCAGTCCGAGCCGGTGGCCGTCTGGCGGGAGTACGCCGCCAGTGTGGCCAAGGACAGCGACGAGGCCGCCGAGGTCGAGAAGATGACGAAGGCTGAGCTGATCAAGAAGTACGGAGGCTGACATGCTGCCCGCGTTCGCGACCCCCGCCGACCTGAACGTGCGTATCGGCGGCCGGACCCTCACGGACGCCGAGCAGAACCAGGTCACCCGCCTGCTGGCGGATGCCTCCCACCTGATCCGGATGACCGCCGGATACCAGCAGATCAGCCGCGTCAACAACGACACGGTCACCCTGCGCGGCTCCGGAAGAGCCGTGCTCAGGCTCCCGCAGCGGCCCGTGCGCGACGTCACGGCCGTCGCCGGTCTGACCAGCAGCTCCTGGCGGTGGGACGGCGGTGTCTGCCTCACCCGCTGCGACGGCAGAGTGTGGGACGGGCCGGTGGCCGTGACCTACAGCCACGGCTTCGACCCCGACGACGTGGCGTACCAGGTCGCCGTGTCCGTGGCGTGCGACGTCGTCAAGCGGATCGTCCTGAACCCGGAGCTGATCAGGCAGCGGTCCATCGACGACTACTCCGAGACCCTGGCGGATGCCCGCGCCTCGCTCCTCCAGGGCGAGCAGGACACCATCCGGCAGGCGTTCGGCGTCTCCGGGGTGGGTGTCTCGTGAACCTCGACAGTGTGCTCGCCGCCGGGCGGGCGGCCGCCGAGGCGCGGATGCGGGACACCGTCCGCGTCTACACCCAGGACCCGGACGTTTTCGACCGGGACAGCGGCACCACGGTGCCGGGCGCCCAGCACGCCCTGTACGAGGGGATGGCCCGGGTGAAGCCGGTCAGCCAGACCGTGGAGGACGCACAGGCGGGCGAGCGCGAGGTGCGGCTGCGCGAGTACGAGGTGTCCCTACCCGCCACCGTGGAGCTCCCCGCCGGAACGCGAGTCCTGCCCGGGACCCGCATCGAGGTCCTCGAATCGAAGGACCCGCGAATGCCCGGGCTCATCCTGTGGGTCACCGGCGCCCAGTACGGGGACCAGGTGACCGCCTGGCGGATCAATGCGGAGGACAGAGCCTGATGGACGCCCGATTCGACATGTCCGACGTGCGCCGCCTGGAACGCCACCTGGCCCGCAGCATCCCCCGCCTGCGGCGCGATGCCCGCGCGGTCACGATGCGCGGCGCCCTCAACATCAAGAAGGACTGGCAGGCCAACGCGCGGGCCACGGCCCGCCAGCACGCCAAGTTCTACCCGCGCACCGTGGGCTACGACTTCGCCGCCTACGGGCCGGACCTGTTCATGGCCGTCATCGGCCCGGACAAGGGTGGCACCCAGGGCCCGCTGGGCGCGATCCTGGAGTACGGCTCGGTGAAGAACCCGCCGCACCGCGACGGCGGCCGCGCCCTGGACGCCGAGATGCCCCGCTTCGAGGTGCAGATGGCGGAGCTCGCCGCGCGCGGCCTGGCCTGGGACATCTGATGACGGCCGTCCCGGACGTCCTGCCGCATCTGGACGCCGTGCAGGCGGCCCTCGAGGGCGTGGACCTGACCGTGTACGTCGGCGGCATCCCCACCGACACCGGCTGGTCGCCGCCGGACAAGTTCTGCGTGCTGTACCCGGAGCCGGGCATGGCTGTGCGGGATTCCCTGGCCGACGACCGCAGCGACTTCGAGGCGACGTTCCAGGTGACGTGCGTGGGCGGGGATCCGGTACGCGCGCTGTGGGTCACCGGCCGGGTCCGCCGGGCCCTCGCCGTGGCGCCGGCCGTGGAAGGGCGCAAGTGCCACCGGCCGGAGGACCTCGGCGGTCCGCCGCTGGCCCGGGACGACGACGTCACCCCGCCCCTCTGGTTCGTGCCCGTTCAGTACCGCCTCTGTTCAACCCCCGCCTGAAGGAGTCCTCATGGCCACTCTGCCCACCCAGGTTGTAGCCCTCGCCGGGCTCTCCCCCACCTACGCGGCCGCCGCCGGCGGCGGCGACAAGTGCGAGACCGGCGACCGCGTCTTCCTGCACGTCAAGAACGGCGCCGGCAGCCCGGTCACGGTGACGCTGACGTCCACCGTGTCCGTGCGCGGTCAGGCCGTCGCCAACGTCACCGTCAGCGTGCCGGCGTCCGGCGAGCGGATGATCGGGCCGATCCAGCCCGACCTGCTGCGCGCCGCTTCCGACGGCCTGTGCGCCATCGGCTACTCGTCGGCCACGTCGGTCACCCTGGCCGCGCTGCGCATCTGACCGTCCTGCTTCACCCGTTCGCCCCGTGCCGCCCGGCTGGGGCTTTTTCTCTGCCCTGGAGGGCCTCATGGCTGACCTGATCAGCGACGGCAAGACCCGCGTGGCGTGGGCGTCGTCCATCACGAACATCAACGCGCCGACCGTCGCCGAGCTGACCGCGGCCGCGGACTACACCCAGCGGATCACCCCCGACGGTCTGAAGATCGACCCGTCGACCGCGGACGTCGACACCTCGTCGCTGGCGTCGAAGTTCGACACGAAGACCGCCGGCCGGGTGGGCTACGACACCGAGCTGACTTTCAAGCGCGGCGACAACCCGACCGACGACGCCCCGTACTCCACCCTCAAGTACGGCGTGTCAGGGTTCCTGGTCGTGCGCCGCGGTGTGGACTACGCCACCGCGTGGGCCGCCTCGCAGAAGGTCGAGGTGTACCCGGTCATCTGCGGCGAGCCGCAGAACACCAGCCCGGCCGCCAACGAGGTGATGAAGTTCGTCGCCCCGATCAAGGTCACCGACCCGCCAGCGACCGCCGCGACGGTGGCCGCCTGATATGGCGAGCATCGACGACATCCTCAAGCGGGCCAAGCCCCGGGAGCGCACCGTCATGGTGTGCGTCCGGGGCGACCTGGCGGGCGAGGCGGAGCGTCTCGCCGACGAACTGGCCCGGGTCAGCGAGGACTGGGAGCCGGACAGCATCGCCGCCGAGCATCCCGGCCGGAAGATCGCCGTGCGGCTCAAGGAGCTGCAGAAGGAGATGCGGGAGCACGAGGAGCCGTTCCGGCTCCGGTACATCGGCGACCGCGCGTACTCCGACCTCCTCGCCGCGCACCCGGCGGACAACGACAACGAGGCGTTCAACTCGGAGACGTTCCCGCGCGCGCTGATCGCCGCCGCGTGCGCGGACCCGGTGATGACGCCCGAGCAGGTCGAGGCCCTGTTCGAGGTGATCAACGAGGGCGAGATCAAGAAGCTGTTCGACGCGGCCTGGGACGTCCACCACTCCACGGAGGCTGTCCCTTTCTCGTTGGCCGCCTCCGCGCTCCTGGCGGGCCTCACCGGCGAGAGCTAGAGGCGGCCCGCGCCTGGGGCGTTCCCCGCAGCGTGTTCCTGGGGCGGGTGGTGCAGCAGGGCGAGCCGCTGTGGCTCCCGGAGGACCGGGCCTGGGCGCTCGCCCTGCTGGAGGTCGAGGCGGACGCCTGCCCCGACTGCGGACAGCCCTGGAGCCAGGCCACCGCCCCCGAGAACGAGTTCGCCTACAAGGCCGACCTGCTCATGTGCCACGCCTGCGCCACCTCGGCGAAGACCGTGCGCGCGCACCAGGACAAGCGCGGATCCACCGACGGCCTGCACGTCCACCTCATCAAGAGGCCCACGAACGACGGGAGGTGAGCCGTGGCCACCCGTACCGTCACCGTCCGGCTGCGCGCGGACATCAACCAGTACACCCGGTCGATGCGGCAGGCCGCCGACAACACCTCCCGCATGGCCGGGATCGGCGCGAAGGTCGGCACCGCCCTGGTCGCCGGGTTCGCCATCGCCGCCGCCTCCGCGGCGAAGTTCGACAAGGCCCTGTCGAACGTCCGGGCGGTGACCGGGGCGAGCGCCGCGGAGATGGGCAAGCTGCGGTCGGCGGCGCTGGAGGCGGGCAAGACGACGTCGTTCACCGCGACGCAGGCGGCGGATGCCGAGGCGGAGCTGGCGCGCGCCGGCGTCTCGGTCGCGGACATCACCGGCGGTGCCCTGAAGGGCTCGCTCGCGCTGGCGGCATCCGGGCAGATGGACCTCGCCGACAGCGCGGTCATCGCCGCGCAGGCCATGAACACCTTCCACCTGCAGGGCAAGGACGTCACGCACATCGCCGACGTCCTCTCCGCCGCGGCCAACAAGTCCGCGGCGGACATGCACGGGCTCGGCATGTCCCTGCGGCAGGGCGGTCTCCTCGCGGACCAGACCGGGCTCAGCCTGGAGGACACCGTGGGCACGCTGGCCGCGTTCGCCGACCACGCCCTCATCGGCTCGGACGCCGGTACCTCGCTGAAGGTGATGCTGCAGCGGCTCACCCCGCAGTCCGACGAGGCCCGGGCCATGATGGACCGGCTGGGCTTCACCGCCTACGACTCGTCCGGCAAGTTCGTCGGCCTGACCAAGCTGGCCGGGAACCTCAAGACCAGCTTCAGCCAGCTCACCCCGGAGGCCCGGAACAGCGCCTTCGCGACGATCTTCGGTGCGGACGCGGTCCGGTCGGCGACTATCCTGTACGACCTGGGCGCCAAGGGCATCGACAAGTACGTCAAGTCCGTCAACGACCAGGGCGCGGCCGGCCGCATGGCGGCAGTGCAGACCGACAACCTCATCGGCGACCTGGAGCGGCTGCGCGGCGCGATCGAGGTCGCGCTCATCGAGGGCGGCACGGCCGCGAACGGGTCCCTGCGGCAGATGACGCAGTGGATCACGTCCCTGGTCAACGCCTACAACGGGCTACCTCCCGAGCTGCAGCGCTCGGTGACGCTCTTCGCCGGGGTCGGCGGCGCGGTCACGCTCGCCGGGTCCGCGCTGCTGCTGCTCCTGCCCCGTATCGCCGCCACCCGTGCGGCCCTCACCGCGATGGGCGTCACTGCGGCGCGGGCGCGCACCACGATGCTCGGGCTCGGCAGGCTCAGCATCGTCGTTGCCGGGCTGGCCGCGGTCAGCTACGGCACGAAGGCGCTGGACGAGGCTCTCGCTGGGCCGCCGCCGAACGTGACGAAGATGAGCAACGCCCTGGTCAGCCTGGGCAAGACCGGCAAGGCGTCGGGTGAGCTGACGAAGCAGTTCGGGAAGGACCTGGACGGGTTCGGGGATGCGGTCGCCCGCATCGCCCACCCTGGCGTCCTGGACCGTGTCGGCGACAGTCTTCACGCGATCACCCACCTTGGCTCCGCCGGCCCGGACCTGGAGAAGGCCCGCAAGAAGATCAAGTCGGTGGACGAGGCGCTCGCCGCGCTGGTGCAGGGCGGCGCCCCGGACACGGCGGCCGCTGCTTTCAAGCGGATGGCGAAGGAGGCGGAGGCTCAGGGCACGTCCACGGAGAAGCTGCGGACGCTGCTGCCTGGGTACGCGGACGCGCTCACCGAGACGGACACGCAGTCGCAGCTGTCCGCCGAGGCGCAGTCCAAGCTGGGCGAGCAGATGGGCCTGACCGCCGACGAGATGCAGGACCAGCGGTCCGAGGCGGAGAAGCTGACCGACTCGCTGAATGAGCTGAACGGCGTCGCCATCAGCGCGGCGGAGAAGGAGATCAGCTTCCGGCAGTCCCTCGCCGACCTGACCGACGCGGTGAAGGAGAACGGGCGCTCGCTGGACGTCACCACGGAGAAGGGCCGCAAGGTCAAGTCCGCGTTCCTGGACGCCGCGCAGGCCGCGATGGACCACGCCCAGGCCGTCGCCGAGCAGAAGGACAGCCAGGAAGCCGGGCAGAAGGTCCTCGAACGAGACGTCGGCCTGCTGCAGAAGCAGATGCGGGCGGCCGGCTTCTCCAAGGACGCCATCAAGGAACTGACGTCGGCCTACCTGCAGCTCCCAGCGAGCAAGTCCACCACGGTCAAGGCCGACGGCGCGAAGAAGACCCTCGGCGAGCTGGAGGCGATCCGCGACAAGATCGCCAACACGAGGAGCAAGAAGGTCACCGTCAGTGCGCTGACCAAGGACGCCGAAAAGGCCCTGGAGAGCCTCGGCTTCAAGGTCACCCACATGAAGAACGGGAAGGCGACCATTACCATCCCGACTGGGGGGCCCGTCGCAGCCGTCGGCACGATCCAGGGCTACGTCAACAACATGCACGGCAAGACGATCACGGTCACGATCAACGGCGTGAAGACGGGGGTGGACCCCAACCAGTACTACAGCCAGGGCCCGCACAAGGCAGGCGGTGGGCTGGTGCGCCGCTACGCGACGGGCGGCCCGGTCGTGCAGGCGGTCCCGTTCGGAGGGCCGATCTCCGGCCCCGGCACCGGTACTTCGGACAGCATCCCGGCACTGATCTCCAACGGCGAGTACGTCATCAAGGCCGACGCCGTCCGCAAGTACGGCGTGGCGATGTTCGACCGGCTCAACGCCAAGCGGTACGCCTCCGGCGGTCTGGCCGGCTTCACCTACACCCCGTCCGGCATGGCTGTCCTGGGCGGCACGACGGACGCCAAGCAGCGCTACGACCAAGAGATCCAGGACCTCAAGGCCGCCTGGAACGACTTCAACGCGGCGGTGAAGGAGCAGAAGAAGGCCACCTCCGCGCTCTCCAGCGCGGAGAGGAACCTGGCCAAGGTGCGGCGCGGCCACCACACGGCGGCGCAGCTGCGGGCCGCGCACGAGAAGGTCGACGACGCGAAGAAGGACAAGAAGTCCGCCGACGCGAAGGTGAAGAAGGAGCGGGCCGACCTCTACGCCGCCGACAAGGAGCTGGGGCTGAAGAAGGGCGCGAAGACCCCGACGTCCTTCAACCTCAAGGCGTATGTCACGCAGCTGGACGAGTCGGTGGGGGCGACGGAGAAGTGGCGCAAGAACCTCGCCAAGATCGGGAAGCGGGGCGGTGCCGAGGTCCAGGCCATGCTGCAGGAGATGGGCGAGGACGGCTACGCCCTGGTCAACGCCCTCGCCGGGGCATCGGACAAGCAATTCAAGTCGATCGTGGCCAAGCTGCAGAAGACCGGAGACCTGGCGAAGGCCACCCTCGCCGACTTCACCAAGCAGCTGGGCGCGGCGACCACGCAGAACCAGCAGTTCGCGAAGGACCTCCAGACCCTCGCCGCAAGGGGGTTCGGCGACCTCGCCCAGGCACTCGCCACTCAGGGCGATGCCACGGCGATGACGCTCGCCCACCAGGCGGCGACCGGCAGCGCGAAGGACGTCGGCGCCGCCAACGCCGCCGTCGGCAAGGCGCAGAGCACCCTGTCGGGGGAGGACCTCGCCAACGCACTGGTGCTGCTGTCCACGCTGCGCAGCGGCGCCGGGCGCGGGTACGCCGACCTGATCGCGGCCGGGCTGGACACGGCCACCATCAAGGCCCTGGTGCCGAAGATGCTCGGGCAGATCAACGCCCTGCCCGACCCGTACAAAGCGCGCTTCCTGCAGCAGTGGGCGGGGCAGTCCGGGGTGGCGATGGCCCGGGGCGGCATCCTCACCCGGCCCGCGGTCGTCCTGGGCGGCGAGGCCGGCGTGCCCGAGTCGTGGATCCCCCACGACGGCACGGCGCGCTCGAGGCGGCTGCTGTCGGCGACGGCGGCCGCGATGGGCTACCAGCTCACCCCGGCCTCCCGGTACGCCTCCAGTGGCCCGGCGGCGAGCGCACCGGCGCGGGAAATCCACAACCACTACGAGGTGACGCTCAACGGCGCCCGTCAGTCCACGGCGGAGCAAGCCATGGACGTCGCCCGGCACATGAGCCTGCTCGGCTGATCAGGAGAGAGGGGGCCCCGTGGCCTACACAGCAGGGCAGGACCTCGGCGGGCTCCGGGCCGACCTCGGGGACCTGCCGCTGGGCGGCGTCGACTCCGCCGGCGTCGCCTGGCGGCTGATGCAGCTGGACGGCTGGGACTCCCCGGACAGCCGCGGCGAGATGCAACAGCGGGAAGCCGACCACGGGGCGTGGGCGACCCCCGTCTACCTGTCCGAGCGGCCCCTCACGCTGGCCGGCGTCATCGACGCCCCCGACCGGGCGAGCCTGGAAGAGGCGATGGAGCGGGCGCAGGTCGCCGCGTCGCTGACGGACACCCTGCTCACTGTGTGGCAGACCACGCCGAAGCAGGCCGTGGTGCGCCGCTCGGGTCGGCCGGTCGTGCAGTACCTGTCCGACCGGCTCGCCTCGTACTCGCTGCTGATGACGGCCGCCGACCCGCGCCGCTACTCCACCGTCCTGCAGACCGCGACGACCGGCCTGCCGACCAGCAGCGGCGGCCTGACTCCGCCGCTCACCCCGCCCGTCACGGTGGCCGCCACCACGGTGTCCGGACAGGCCGACGCCTACAACGCCGGCACGTTCGACACCCGCCCCGTTCTGACCATCGACGGCCCCGTGACGGCCCCGCAGATCCTCGCGCAGATGCCCGACGGCAGCGTGCGCTTCCTGAACTACAGCCAGACCCTCGGCGCCGGCGACCAGCTCGCCATCGACACCGACGCGCACAGCGTGATCCTCAACGGCACCGTCTCCCGGCGCCGCTTACTGACCACCCCGACGGGCTGGCCCGTCATCCCACCCGGCGGCGCCGTGAGCTTCCAGTTCCGTGCCGCGTCCTACAGCGCCGGAGCGATGCTCACCGTGCGGTGGCGCTCCGCCTGGATGTGAGAGGAGACCCCCTGTGGTCGCATCGGACCCGGCATGGATCAACAGCGTCTCCCTGGACGGCCTGGAGCTCCGCCGCATAGACCAGCTGCTCGTCATGCACAACGGCACGTCGCTCGGCGGCCGCGCCGGCGTCATCCCCGGAGGCGGCGGCCTCAGCGTCAGCGTCTCCGGGACGACGATCACCGTCGGCTCCGGCGCCGCCTGGGTGTACCAGTCCGGTCAGGGCATGTACCGGGTGTCCCTGCCGTCCGGCGGGACGCTGACACTGACCGCCGCGCACGCCACCCTGCCCCGCGTCGACCTGGTGTACCTACGGGTCTGGGACAACAGCGTCGATGCCTCCGGGCTGAACACCGCTGACGTCGTCTACCTCGCGGGGACCGCGTCGTCCACGCCGGTCGCGCCGACCCCGGCGGGCACACAGATCTATCTGCCGCTGGCGACTATCAGCGTGCCCGCCTCCGGCGGCGGCTCGCCCACCGTCTCCCAGACGGTCCGCCCGAACACCGTCGCGCCGGGCGGCATCCTGCCCTCGGCGACGGCCCCGGCCAGCCCGTACACCGGGCAGTTCTACGACAACGGCACCGACCTGCTGCGCTGGAACGGTTCCGGCTGGGACACCTACCAGAAGGTGCAGACGGTCGGGTGGACGACGCCGACGCTGGGCACCGGCTACACCCAGGGCGACCTGACGACCAACGGAAACCTGAACGGGCCGATCCGGTACCGCACCTACACCGACCGCGGCACCGCCTACATGGAGTGGGACGGCGGCGCCACCCGCGCCTCCGGCGCCCAGACGACGAACATCCTCAACGCCGTGCTCGCCGCCGGCCTCCGGCCCGCCGCCCGCGCCTCGTTCACGATCGCCCGAAACGCAACCTCAATTGCCGCCGGCGACAACTCGATCGTGCACTCCTGCAAAATCGACTTCAGCCAGGACGGCTCCGTGGCCCTCGTCAGCGCCGCAGCGGGCACGACGGAAACCACCTGGTTCTCCCTCAAGGGCATCCGGTACCCGCTGGCATGAGCGAGCAGACTCTCTCCGCCATCGACGGCCCCGGCGCCGCCCAGCCCCTCGAACTCGCCTGGTACGGATGCGACCTGCGCACCGGCGCCATCATCGAGGACCTGCCCACACTGGCCCCCACCGGCGCCCTGTCCCGGCAGCTCGGCAAGCACACGTCCACCAGCTTCGACCTGGGGCTGCCCGGGGCGCCCGGCGACTGGGAGGCCGCCACCGCCCAGGGCCGCACCCTGCTCGTCGCCGTCGACACCGCCACCGACATCCCCATCTGGCCGGGCATCGTCCTCACCCGCGACGGCGGGTCTGCGCAGTCTCTCGCCCTCGGAGCGGTCACCCCCGAGGCGTACCTGGCCCGCCGCTACACCGGCACCCAGACACTCATCCAGCAGGACCAGGCCGCGGTCATCACCGCGCTGATGACCGCCCCCCTCTCCCAAGGGCCGGCGTTCGTGATGGACGCCCCGGCCATCGGGGCCCTGCTCGACTACCCGGTCCTCGACTCCGACGACAGGACCGCGCTGTCCGCGATGCAGGAGGTCATGGCGCTGGAGGGCGGCCCCGAGTGGACGGTGGACGTCGCCTGGAACGGGGATCACAGCGGGTTCGTGCTGCCGGTGCGGGTCCGGCCGGCCATCGGCACCCAAGCGAGCGAGCCGGAAGCCGTGTTCGACTTCCCCGGCTGCGTCGCCAGCTACGTCCTGTCCGAGTCCTACGAGGACGGCAAGGGCGCCACCGTCGTCCAGGCCCGCGGCGAGGGTGAGGGCGCCTCCCGCCTCTCGTCCCAGGCGCAGATCGCCACCGCCCTGGAGACGGCGGGATGGCCCCGCTACGTCTACCGCTACACCCCGGCCTCCGGGCTCACCGACCCCGACCAGCTCACCGCCCACGCGACTCGCTCGCTGGCGGTGATGCAGACCGGGGCCGCGGTGTGGAGCCTGGACGCGGTCGCCTCCCGCTCCCCGCGCCTGGGACGCGACTGGGGCATCGGCGACACCGTCCGCGTCGCCATCGAGTCATCGCCCCGCCACCCGGCCGGCGCCGAGGTCGTCGCCCGCGCCTGGTCGTGGGAGCTGGACCCCGGCGCCGACCGCATCCGCCCCATCCTCGTCCAGGAGGACTGAATGCCCACCGCAGGCGACCAACTACCCGCAGGCCCCACCGATCTCGCGCGCCGCGTCCAGGCGCTGGAGCAGGAGGTGCGCGAGCTGCGGGCCGCCCGCCGCCTCGAGGCCGCCTCGGTCGGTGAGGGCGGTCTCAGCATCCGCGACGGCGGCCGGTTCACCATGGCCACCCCGACCGGCGTGCGCATGATCGATGTGGGGGCGATCACCGACCCGACGTTCAACCACGCCGACGGCAGCGAGCAACAGGCCATGTTCTTCCGGCGGGAGGACGGCAGCAACTTCCTCGTCTGCTACGCGTACCCGCCGTCTGGGTCCGAGACCCAGGCGTGGAAGTTCGTCGACCGATCCGGCAACGTCGTGGTCGCCGAGGACACCAACTCCGCGCGGGGCCTGGCCCGCCCGTACCTGCCCATCCCGATGGGGCCTGATTTCGAGGGGGGCTGGGACTACTGGCCACGCGCGACCGGCACCACCACCACAATCCTGTGGTCGGGGCGTTTCTACAAACAGACGCCGAACCTCGCGGTCGTTGTGCAGGCGTCCATGGACACCTCCGGGGCCAACGGCACGCTCGATATGACCGTGCAGGGCACGGTCCAGGGCGCCGCCCAGAATGTCGGGTTCAGCGCCGGCTACCTCAGCTTCACCGCCAACGTGGCCGCCTACGACCACATGCAGCAGATCGACGTGGCCATCCGCGGCCGCCGCACCTCCGGCACCGGCGCGCTGCGCGCCAGTCTGTACTCCGCCTACCAGAACTGAGGACCGTCATGTCCACACCTCCCGACGGATCCGGGCGGCCGCCGTCAGGCCCCCCGCCGTCCGGGCCGCTCCTGCCACTGCCGACACCGATCGACCAGCCGACCCCGCCGCAGGACCCCCCGCCGCCGGACGACCCCGGCGACGGCGAGCAGCCCACCCTCATCACCTGACCGCATGGAGCCCCGCATGACCGGTGTCTACGTCTGCTCGCTGATCGTCAACGAGCCGCAGTCCATCCCCGCTGACCGCGCCTACCACGTCGTGCGCTTTCCGTTCGGCAGCGCGGAGTCCTACGACGATCACGGCATGCACCAGACGGCGCAGCCGGACGGGCACACCGTCACCGACTGGCGGCGCGATGACCGCTCGGGGCTGATCTGGCCGGCCGTCGACGGCTGGGGCGAGCTGCACGCGCTGATGTACTGGGGTGACGGCGACTACAGCGAGGTCCGTGACCGCTTCGTCCGCGACCCGCTGTCCCTGTCCACGGGCTACGACTCGACGTGCACCGAGGACCACCCGCCCACACCGGGCGGCCAGTACCGCGCCAAGAGCTGGGGCATCTTCGTGCACCCGGGCACACCGATCGGCCTCCTCGTCACGCACACCGCGCCCGACCCGGTGGACCTGACGTTCGCCGAATTCAAGCTCGTCATCCACCCGGTCGAAGACGCCTGACCCTCCCTCATCCTTCCCCGCCCCGAGCCGGTCCGGCCCGGGGCGCTCGCATGTCTGGAGCACCGCATGGCCACACCCCTGACCGCCGCCGCCTTCCTCGCCGCACTGAGAGCTGAGGGCGTCACCGTCGTCGAGGAAGGCGACTGGGAGCACCACAACCGGGCCGGCCACGGCGCCTGGGGCCCCGTGAACGGCGTGATGATCCACCACACCGTCACCAAGGGCACCGCCGCCACGGTGCGGATCGTCCGCGACGGGTACGCGGACCTGCCCGGCCCGCTGTGCCACGGCATGATCGCCAAGGACGGGCGCGTCCACGCCATCGGCTGGGGCCGCGCGAACCACGCCGGCCTCGGCGACCCGGACGTGCTGGCCGCGGTCATCGCCGAGCGAAAGCCGCCCACCGACGACGAGGCGTCGGTGGACGGCAACGCGCGTTTCTACGGCTTCGAGTGCGAGAACCTCGGCGACGGCAAGGACCCGTGGCCGAAGGCCCAGCTCGAAGCGATCGAGCGGGTGGCCGCCGCGCTGTGCCGCCAGCACGGCTGGGGCGCCCGCTCCGTCATACGGCACCTGGACTGGCAGCCCGGGAAGGTCGACCCGCGCGGGCCCGGCATGGACTGGGACGAGGTCCTCGCCGCGGTCGCGAAGCGCCTCGGGAGCAAGCCGCCCACCACCTCGCTGCCCGCGCCGACGCGGCCGGTCGTCGACCTGTCCAAGCTCATCGCCGCCGCGCGGTCGAACCCGTCGGCGGCCGGGCAGCCGGTCACCTACGCCGGGGTGAAGACCGTGGAGTCCGCCCTCGTCGACGAGGGCCTCCTGTCGAAGGCGTACTCGGACGGCCACTACGGCAGCACCACCGTGGCGGCCTACGCCAAGCTCCAGCGCCGCCTCGGCTACAGCGGCAAGGACGCCGACGGCATCCCCGGCAAGACCACCCTCACCTGGCTCGGCGACAAGCACGGCTTCACCGTCGTCGCCTGAACGGAAGGACACCCCATGAAGCTGTTCGGAAGAGAACCGGTCGTCATCCTCAACACGTTGTCCGCGGTCCTCGGCCTGGTCGTCACGCTCGGCATCACGAGCCTGACCGCCGAACAGGCCGGCGCGACCGTCGCCGTCGTCTCCGCGGTCCTCGGCGGGATCGCCGCCGCCATGACCCGCCCGGTCGCCCCGCAGGCGTTCACCGCGATCGTCGCCGCCGGGGCCGTCGCGGTCGCCGCATTCGGCTACGAGGTGTCGCAGGAGACCGTGGGCGCGATCAACACGGTGGTGCTGGCCGGGCTGACGCTCCTGACCCGGGTGCAGGTCACCCCGTCGAACCCGTCGGCGCCGACCCGCCCCACGGGGGTCTGAGGGTGCGTCTGGCCCGGCGGCTCGGCAAGCGGCTGGGCCGCCGCGGCGCTCTCCTGTTCTGCAAGGGCGTCGTGGCCACGGGCTACGGCGCGGGGCAGATCGTCACCCCCACGGGCGACCGGCACGGGCTGACGCTGCTCCTCAAGGCGATGGACCTGCACTGCTGGGGCGGCGTGTGGATCGTCGCCGGGATCATCGCGCTGGTCTGCGCGTGGCTGCCACAGGGCCGGGACTGGCCCGGGTTCGTCGCGGTGTGGCTCATCGCGTCGGTGTGGGCCGGCGCCTACCTCGTCTCCTGGTGGCCCCTCCAAGAGACCCCCAAGGGCTGGGTATTGGCCCTAATTTTCGGTGCGTTCGGTGCGGTCAACTTCGTGGCGATCGGATGGGACGAACCCGCACGATCGGAGCCACCGCGTGAGACCTGAAATGCTGACCGCCCTGTCTGCCCTCGCTGTCGCCGGCGTGACCGCGATGGGCGCGATCGTGACGACCGTCATCGGCCGTCGGCAGCCCCGCGGGCAGCAGCGCCGCGATGATTTCACGGCCGT